TTCACGCGCTTTCTCGAGAAGTCAGGCGTGGCCAAGGGAGGCCTGCACGCGCTTCGCCACAGCTTCGCCTCGCATCTCGCCATGGCCGGCGTCGATCTTTTCCGCATCGGCCGGATGCTCGGGCATTCGAGTCCCAAGACGACGCAGATTTACGCCCACCTCATGCCGTCGAGCCTGCGGGAGGCGGTGTTGAGGTTGCCGAGCGCATCCAGCGCAGTATACCGCGACACTATATCGGACTAGACGGTGGCGTGTGAAAGGGGGCTGCAGGTCAGAATGAACGGAGTTTAGAATTTTGCTATAAATCCTAGAAAGAAGCCGCTCCTGGCGGTTATGCGGCGCGTCTGTTACACTCCAGGAGGGCCCCTATATGATTGATGAGCATTTGCCGAATGCGCCTCTGGTCGAGGCTGTATTCGAGATTCGGTTTGACGGCAAGTTGTTGGTAGACAGCCAAAAGCATCTTATTCAAGAGGCTTTCGAAACGGATTATCCAACGCTTGGTGTTGCGGTTTCAAAGGAGCCCTCGCACCCGGATCTCATTCCTTACCGTTTGACCAGTGCTGATGGGAAGGAACTCATCCACTTCTGCATTAATAAGGTCTCCTTTCACACTTATAACTATGCTCGATTTGAGGAATTTAAGAAAAAGGCATTGGCCGTTTTCGAAAAATTTGGCGAAATGTGCCAACTCACCCAGCTGAAGCAAACGGGGCTTCGATACATTAATCATATCCCTGCCCTCAGAGAGGATGGACTAGTACCTCTGGAGAAATATCTCAACTTTGCCTACTTGACGCCGGAGGCAATACCAGCGAAGCTCGATCATTTTGCGTCCACCATTACCACTCGTCTGGGAGAAGGTCGGCTTAAGACTGCTGTTGAACTAGCCAAGGCCCAGGACAAAACTGGCGGGGATGTTATTTTGTTGGACTTCGACTACATTAAACAAGGCGGACTTGAGTTTAGGCAACTTGCCGGTTATTTAGACGAATCACATAAGCACACGAAGAGCGTTTTCTCCAGTCTGATAACGGCCGACTATCTAAAAGTCATGCGCCAACAGAGGAACTAAATGTCTCCAACCGCGACTTTGGTGTCCCCGGAAGCACCGCTCGAATGGGTCTCCGCTAACGAGCCTCAGGAAGATTCGCGCACCTTGCAGTATCGCGACTTGATTGGAGAAATCAGGCCCGATGTTCACCCCATCGCGGTTGAAAAGCCTTATCACCTCTGGGGAGAAATTTCCAGCGCGGAGGGCCGTCTATATTTGAGAGAGGCGCTTCAGTTGAACGTCCAGCGGAGTGATGCTGAATGGTTTGTCGAAATTCCCGATCTGGAACTATTTGGTCATGGCGACTCGCTCGAAGCAGCGAAACAAGACCTTGTGGAATTTATTGTGCACGATTATTTCGTCTATACTCGTACTCCAGACAATGAACTCTCAAGAGGCGCGCTGGACCTAAAGCAACAGTATCGAGGCTTTGTCGAAGATGCGGTCTATACCGCGTAATACTATCGAAAGGTCTCTAGCTTCGAAGGGGTTTGAGCAAGACGCCCGGGATCATCGCTTTTACTATTTCATTTATCAGGGACGCCGCACTCGAGTGCGAACAAAGATTTCAACCGGCACGGGCTATAGAGATTACGGCGCTGATCTAATTCGGAAAATGACTCGCCAGCTAGGGAACCTGACATTCAGAGAAGCTTGCGATCTGTTGGCGTGTCCAATGGATCAAGCCGAGTATGAACGCGTTCTTCTTTCTCGGAACGTGCTTCCGTAAATCCCTATCCTAATAGCGCCTGCCCGAAAAAAATTTATTCTAGCACTTTGTTAGCCCTAGATCAGGCCGGGGCAAAATACAGAAGCCACCGACTAACGGTGACACTTAATTTTAGCACTTCAAGATGCCATCGCTCAAATTTCTAGAATAGTGAAATCCGTGGTCCCGATAAGGGAGAATCACGCCCAGAGAGCGCAATCATGACAAAGAAGCGGTACTCAATTTTAGTGAACGTAATGGTAGACGTGAAGCGGGGTGAAGATGGAAGACGAATTCCGTGGATTTCAATACGCGGATGGAAAAACGGGGTCGTAACGAAAGATCAGCGATTTATTGATACCGAGCCCGTTGTTCGCGCGACCAAGAATAAAATGCGTTATGTGGGGGAGTCGATTTTCAAGGCGGCGAAGGAAATGTTCGACTCCGACATTTCACCCGAATAGCACGACCGACTGGAGGAATAGTGGCATTCACCACTTACGAAAATCGTCATAACCCGCACGTAGCCATTCATCGACAAGACTGCAACCAGCTTCGCAAGCGTGGCGGAGAGGGCCGGGGAGAATATAAGGACCACGACTCTATGGCAGACGCGAAGGCATATGCATCGACGACGGGCCTGCCTGTTCAAGAGTGCTCATTCTGTCAACCAAAGTAACCGCGGCATTCCGTCGGCGCTGAGGACGATCTGCGGAGAGGGCATCCATGGCAAAAATTGAAAACCACAAATACAGCGTAGAAGAAGCATTCCGTGAGTGCTTCTATGTTGTTCCAGATTACCAGCGCGAGTACGTATGGACGGATACAGAAATTCAGCAGCTCCTCGACGACATTAACGAGCAGATCGATGAGGGGACAAGCCGCGAATATTTCGTCGGCACGGTTCTCGTTTCGCCCAGGGATCAGAAGAACCACTATGACGTCATTGACGGCCAGCAACGTCTGACCACGTTCTATCTCCTGCTCTGCGCGCTAAAGCATCTCTTTGAAGGAGAACCCCAAGTTCAGACGATCAGCGGGCTGATCTCGACTAGCTACACCTCTGGCACCGGTGAAACGCAGACAACCCTCAAGCTAGAACCCAGATATGAGAATGCCGGCGACGTTATGGCGAAGATTGTCGAATTGAACGCAGATCCCCTGTCGACTCGAAACGGCATCCAGGGAGCGGGGATAACGAGCTTTGGCTCCCTTGAAAATCTGGTTAACGCCTATGGCACTCTTTGCAGATATCTTTCCGACAACTACGACAACAAGACCAAGCTAAAGAAGTTTTGGGGTTATCTCGCCAACAATGTGGTTTTCATCCAAATATCAACGGATGTCAGCAGCGCCCTGAAGATCTTTGAAACCATAAATGAACGAGGCGTTGGGCTGAACCCGATGGATCTTCTGAAGAACCTGCTCTTCACGCATGTACGGATGGACGAGTTTACGCGCCTGAAGAATGAATGGAAGAAGATAACCAAGCCCCTCGAGGTCAACAAAGAGAAGCCGCTCCGCTTCCTCCGCTATTTCTTGATGGCTAATTACAAGATCCAGAGCTCCCGGGGAGACGCGGTCGTTCGCGAGGATGAGATTTACAACTGGTTCGTAAACAAGGCAAATGCCAAACTCTGCAACTACTCGGAGAAACCATTCGAGTTTGTACGCAAAGTCATCCAGAACGTCGAAAACTACATCGCGTTTTCTGATGGCCTGGGCAATGATAAGAAGTCTAGCATCGCGATGAGTAGTCTGAAATTGCTTTGCGGCGGAGCTTTCAGCCTGCACTATGTGCTCCTGCTGGCCGCCAGCAGCCTTCCCAAGCATCTATTCGACCATCTCGTCCGGCAGCTCGAGAGTTTCCTGTTCTACTACATCTTCACGAAGACACCGACGAAAGACCTGGAGAGGAATTTTTCGACTTGGGCAGATGAGCTTCGGGCAATCGTGGGGATTCCTGATCCACAGACCCAAGCAGACAAGCTTAATGCATTCATCGCGGAACGCTTCAAAAAGAATATGTCAGCGAAGGATGGAGAGTTGTCCGATGCGCTGAAGCGCTACACGCTATATTCGATGCAGCAGTACCGGACGCGCTATCTTCTTGCGAAGTTGGCACAGCATGTCGATATGGCCTATAAGGGGCTTCGGGAACCGGGCGCGCTTCGAGACTATACCGTGCTCGAAATCGAACACATCCTGCCAAATAATCCCAAGCCGGACCTGCGCGCTGACTTCGCCGAGAAGAACCCAAAAGCGGAGTACGAAGAGTATAAGATCAAGCTGGGAAATTTGACCCTACTCGAAAAGCCGATTAACATCGTGGCCAGCAACAACTTCTTTGCACTCAAAAAGGCCGAGTACGCCAAGTGCAAGAATTACCTTACCAGTAGTATCGCCGGGCTGGCTTCCGTTGGGAACAACAGCTCGATCACGAGAATCAACAGCAAGTTGGAGTCCTTCACCGAATGGACGGCTGCGAACATTGACAGGCGTCAAGGGCTGCTCATCAATCTGACCAAAGAGGTTTGGGACATCAGCCAGATTGCGAGCGACTCGTCGGCCGCGGCCGCCAGTCAGGCAATCTAAGCCGGATGTCTGCTGGGTTCTGTCGAAAATAGCACAATGCCCACTCCGATAGTCCCTCTGGCTGCCACCCCCTTACCCAACGATGAAGTTCATTTCCGAGTTGAGGTAGACCAGCGCGATTGCACGCCTACGAACGCGGCGATTCGGGCGGCATTGTCAGATCTCCAGGCCAATGGGATAACGCTGAAGATTTCCTCCATTGTCACGCACGCCGCGCATCACTTCATCAATTCCACGATCGATCCCTTTGGCGTGGGCGAGATGCGCGTCCGTGCCAGTTTGTGCTGGTTGATTCTCTCTGCCTGGAATCCGCGCGCAGAGATCCCCAGAGGCGGCCCCCCATATAGGTTGGTGCTCGACAATCCCAAGTTGGCAAGGCTCAAGGGGCTGGTTACAGAATTGCTCGGGACCGGCGTGGGGCTACTGGTGGCGAAGCGCGTCTATGGCATTCGGCTTTCTTTGTGGAAGTCGACAGGGATGGGCCAAGTTGATTTCATGGCACCGAATCTGTCCCCGGGAGCGCTAAAGCTCGAGGTCCGAGGGCGCTTTGACCGGGTGGGCTGGCCTGCAGCCCATCAGGGCATCCGCGACAAACTCAGGAGTTGGCGAGACTATCGCCACGCAATGGGCGTGCTTTTCGCTCCCAGAAGTACGCCAAACAGCAGGGCAACGGATATTCTTGTCTGCGATCCGGAAGGCCCGGGATCAAATCCTGACAAATACTTTGGCTACCGCTTTTTGTTGCAGCACTATCTTCGTGTCTTTTCAATCCAAGGATTTCGAGAAGTCGCCAATAGCCTGATGGGCCTCATCAGGGGTGGGGATCAGACTTGGGATGCCTACCTAAAAGGCGGGGTCAATGTTCGCCGGGGTGGTTTGTCGAAACGTGTTTCTTTTCGGATTGGTCAACGGCGTTTCAATGGGACCATTTTTGATGGTGCCCATTGGCCCGCACATCTGTTTGGAAAGACGGAGATTCCGAAGGCCGGTGTGTTCTTCTGGGGTTTGGACTCGCAGATCCATGATTCAATCATTAGCGGCTCACTGGACAAAATCTCCGAATTGGCCTTTGAGGACGAGTGCTCTACCCAAGGCCCGTACATTCGCTCTGTATTGAGTGATGGAATGGCGATGGTTTGGGCACCGACCGTCCAGGAAATTATCGAGCATCCCTAAGAATTCCTGCTAACACTTTTGCTAACAAGCCCCGGGATATCGGGGGTCATGGAGGGCCACGGAGGGACATGGCTCTTGGACACGATCCAAGCGTTGCGGAGCTAATTCGGGGCCCGATTTAGCCGAGTGCGCACCTTTCGCGCCACCCAAGAAGCCCCGACTTCCTCGCCACTTTTCCCAATCCTCGACGGAGAAAAGAAAACGCCAAAGCCGCTACGATTGCGGGCTCCGGCGCGATTCGAACTACTTGGAAATTGGAGCGGGCGAGCGGAATCGAACCGCCGTCTCTACCTTGGCAAGGTAGCGTTCTACCATTGAACCACGCCCGCGTTTGGTTGTAAATCTTTAGGTTTCTCGGTTTCGCCCTGGGCCGATTTAGGCCCGTGTATCCAATTCGTATCCAATCCCGTATCCAGGAGCTCGATTCCGACCTTCAAGTGCCCCGTGGATAGGTGGGCGTACCGTTGGGTCATGACCGGGCTGTGGTGCCCGAGCAGCTTCTGCGTGGCGGGCAAATCGTTGGTTCGCATCACGTAATGGGACGCGAACGTATGCCTCAGGTCATGAAACCTGAAATTCTCGATACCTGCGGCCCTCAGCGCGACGGGAAAATCCCGCCTGAGGGTCATGTCCGAAATTTCAAAGAGCCGCCCGGACTTCTTCGGGCCTAGAGCCACCAATACCTCTCGCAACTTGCGGGCGATCGGAATCTCCCTAGGTTTCCCTGACTTGGATTTTAGCACATAGAGAACGTCTTGCGCCAAGTTCACGTTCTCCCAGGCGAGCCCCAGGATTTCGCCGCGCCGCATGCCCGTCAGAAGCGCGCAGACCACCAAGGGATAGATGCGCGGCGAGCAGGACTCCAGCAGGCTGCCGATCTCCTCTTTGGACAAGAAGCGCAGGCGGCTGTTCTCCACGCGAAAGGGCTTGACCTTGGCGGCGGGGTTCGGGCCGTCGAACTTCTCCCACTCGATGCCCCGGTTGAAGATCGCCCGCAGGATCGCGTGGTGGCGGTTGGCGGTCGAGGCCGAGGTGCGCTCCTTGACGCCGTTGACGTAGCGCAGGACGTCCGGAATCGTGATCTTGTCGAGCATCTTCGCGCCGAAATGCTTCTTGAGCCGCCGGACGTGGTGGTTCGTGATATGGCCGCTCGGCTGGTGCTTGCCGTGAAGCTCCATGTAGAGGTCCGCCATCTCCGAGAAGGAGATGCGCCGCTTCTTGCGCTCCGGGAAAAACTTCCCCTCGGCGACCTCGCCCATGCGCTTGCGCAGCACCTGCTCGGCCAGCTTCTTATTCGGCCCGACGACCTCGATGCGCCGCTTCCACTGGCCGTTCTCGTCCTTGTAGCGGAAATCGATGTGCCACTCGGGGCGATCCTTGTGCCTTCTATAGATTCGCATCGTCGACCTTCTCGTCGGTCAGTGACGAAGGTACAAGGACTCCCGCCGGAAAGCAAGGCGATTCTCGACGGCGAAGCGGCCCCGAATCGCGGCCTTCGGGAGCGGCCCCGCCGCGGGTCATGCCCGCGTCTTTTCCGCGTCGATCCAGCGGTCGATGGCCTGCTTCTCGAAGCGCAGCGCCCGACCCAGCCGCACCACGCCGGGTATTCGCCGCATGCTGACCCAGCTATAGATCGTAGACTTGGGCAGGCTCAGGTAGGCCGATAGTTCGTCGACGCTCAACAGGCGCTTTTCCTCCATGCATTGTCCCCCGCGAAGGAAGTCGGAAGCGCCCGAACTGGCGCGGCCGGCATCCTTCCTCAATAAACGGGTGGTTTCGGGTAGGGCGTTACAATTCCCAGGGAGGCGTCGGGAGCTTGCCATTCCACAGTATATCTTATAGAATATCCATAAGATATGTTATGGAGGACGCTGTGAGCAGAGAAATTCTTGGCGATGAGATTCGCACAATTCCGATCAGCACCTTGACGACGACCGTTTCGGTACCGGCCGCGATGTCCGAGGAGTTCGAGGACGGCTACGATGTGCCCGTCGTCGTTCAGGTGGGGAGGGTCGCGATGCGCGTGGCGCTCGCGGTCTCCTCCGGTCGGGAGCTCGTCATTCCCGCATGGCTGAAGGAGGCGGTCGAGTCAGCGGGTCGCAAGACCGGCAATTCGGACGTGCGCTTCATGTTCTCGGCGCGAAGGATCTGGCTCTCGCCAGGCCACCAGGCTCAAGCGCGCAATGCGCTGCGGGATACGACGGCGACTGACGCCGTCGGTTGGGACAATCTGACAGTTCAGACCCGCCAGGCAGTTGCCCTTCGTTGGATTCTGGCGAACGTGGACCTTTCCAGTCCGGAGGTCGGGCAAGTGTTCGAGTCTTTCGGGATCGGTAATCGAGCGACCGGGCGTCGGCGCGCGACGGCTCACTCGATGTCCCAGTAGGCGTCGGCACCGAGCAGGCTCTGGCAGATCGGCTGATATTGCACGATCTCTTGACCCTCGCGGTACCATATGCCGATCTGAATATCGACGACATCTAGTCGCCCCTTCAGGACGTTGTTCTCGAGCCTCCAGTGCGGCTCTTCCCCTCCCTCGGTCGGGCGCGAGACGCCGACGACCGCGCCGATATTGTTCGGGCGAATCGCATCGCGATCGGCATCGGACAGTGCCGCCTGGCCGCTGACAGGATGTGAATGATAGGATCCGATCATTCTGCTCCCATATAAAGTCGAATGAAGAATGGGATGTTGAAGGGTCCAAAGACGCCCACGCAACTGTTCGAAGTCATGGTATGGGGCAACGCTTCTTCGCGTCCGATCTGCAACATAGACGAGAGGGAGGGCGTGGTCAATATACAGCGTATCGACCTCTGCATTAAAATCGCGATGCCCGAAAATATAACCATAAGACTCATACGAATCCCCAAGTCCTGGAATTTGGAAGAGTTCTATGGCTGAGAATACGAGGGATACGGCAGCTGGTTGGGAAACGATCGCGCGCTTCGGCTTATCCTCGGGCATACGCTCCTCGTGCTATCCGATGTCCAGAAATTCCCGCTTCTGCAATGGCCAGTCGCCCTCACAGCGGACGCGCAGTCCGGGCCGTGAGATCCGTGTGCGCGTGCTTTGGATGTTGCCCCACGGAACGATGCGTTTGATGAGCAGGCTCTCGACGTCGGCCAGAAACTCCCGCGTCAGGCGCGAACCCGCATCGAGCAGGACTTCCCCGACCAACACGACGTGCTCGCCGATACCCCGCTCCTCAAGATCGCCCCAAAACCCTTCCTTCCCGGAACGGTTCCAGCGCCCGCGGACGGTCGTCCCGTCGACCTCACCTATGTAAAGGATTTCCGCGGCGTCGGTCGTCAGATAGGAGTAGAGCCCGCGGGAAAGGTCCCAGAGGTCGAGATCGCGGCCGACGTCGCTCCATTGGACGGTAACCACCATGGCCGCATCACCAGCCCAGCGTCGGCGTGAGAAAGCCGAAGTTCTGCTGCTTGTCGGGCAGCGTGAGGATGACCATCACGGACCGGGACCCGTTGACCCCGAACGGCAGGCACTCGGCGGTGTAGGAGAAAGGGGACCGTGAGCCGAGGTCCCCTGCGGGTACCTCACCGCTCATGCGCACGTCAGCCTGATAGCACTGGTTGATGAGACTGGTCTCCGGAATGCCGACGCCCGACCTAATCCACTTCGGGAAGCGATGTGAACGGATGGCATACTTCACCTCGAGCGGGTAATTCATCCCGTAGTCGGCGAACTTGCGCGGCAGACGGGCGAGCGGCGTTGGGTTCTTCACCCGCTTTGAGTGCCTCAGGTCCAGGCCGAGCTTCATGGTCCCGGGGTCCCCGTTCTGGACGGCCTTTCTTTGGAACGGCTGGGCGATGACGACCGCGCAGATCTTTGGATGCGTCCGGATATACCAGTTCGCCGTCGCCTCGATCGAGCCGTCGTAGCGGTCGGACAGCTTCTCGACGGCACCGATTCCAATGCGATCGAAGCTGAGAGCGTCCGGGAAGAACAGCTTGGGGTAGAACATCATGGCCGCGCCGCCGAGAAACGCCTCCTGCTCGGTGTGCTTGCGGCACGTCGGGTCGTCTGCCTCGGGGCAGAACGGGTTGAGCCCCTCGTGGTACGGGATGATGTAGTGGTTATTTTCGTGGGCGATTCCGAGCCTCTTGCGCTTTCGAGGACAGCGCTCATAAAGCTGAATCTCGTGCTTCTCGCGGTCTAGCCAGCAGGGAACCCTCGTCAAGAGTTCGTGCGCCTCCGCTGAGTTTGGTTTCGGGTTCGGGACCGTCTTGATCTTGAGACCAATGAAATCCGAGATTTCCTCCACGGGGATGGGAGGCTTCTTGAAATCGAAGTGGGAAAGGACTTCCCGGACGTAGGTCAGCGGTTGGCTGCCCATGCAGTTCTCGAATTTGATGGCCATGCGGGGGTCTACTTGTCGGATTTAAGCCCCTTCAGGAGGATTTGGAACAACTTTTTTTTGTCCTCCGGGAGCTTTTCGTAATCCCGGAACATCAGCTTGGTCTCGGCCTCTGCTTCCTTCTTCGGGTCGGCCGGCGCTTCGGTATACCCGGCGCAGTTGAACAGCGTCTCAAGAGGGACACCGTAGCCCTTTGCGAGCTGCTTCAACGTATCGGGGCGGGGCTGCTTGCGCTTGCCGTTCTCAAGCTGCCAGATGTACGCCTCCTGGATGCCGGTCGATTTGGCGGCGTCCTTGAGGGAGTACCCCAGCTCCGTTCTCTTCTTTTTCAGGAACTCTGCGAGTCCTTCGCCCATGTCGTTGTGCCCTCTTTTCTCGTCGTAAAACCGCTTGTTGACGTCCCTAGTATAGCATCTCCTGCTATCTTTAGCAAGCACTTTCATTAGCAAACGCTAGACAGCAATTATTATCTTCTGCTATAGTTGCCTTGTAGGAAAAGAAAATGGAGGATTCCAACCGTGATCGTCAAACTCAAGGCCTCGACGCTGAAGCGGCACCTCGCGAAGCGTAACCTGTCGCAGAACTCCTTCGCTCGGCGCATCGGGGTGACGAGCGGGTACATGTCCCAGCTTCTCTGCGGGGAACGGAACCCCTCGCCGGAACTGCGGGAACGGATCATCAAGAAGCTCAACGATGTCCAGAAGTTGAGGGAGCTCCCCGAGTTTGGATTCGACGACTTGTTCACGATCCGAGGGCAATGAGGATGCAGTGAGGAATCTAAACAGACAGTCACAGCCTTCGGAAGAATGGCGTTGCCGCGCATGTCGCCGACTCTTAGGTACGCGACAAGGCGACCGCATCCACATCCAGACTTCGCAGCGAGATCGCTACATCATTGACGGCACCGTATCCGGATTTTGCTCAAGATGCAAGGAGATCAATACACAGCAAACGAATAAAGGAAGAAGTCAGCAGCAATAAGTGACCGGCGCATATGCCGGCCCCAATCCAGTGGTGCTAGACGCCCAATAAATAGGCCAAACGAGGTGCTTGACGCCCGGCCGCGAGGGCGTCCGTGCACCTGGAATGGAAGAACAAGGTCCGCCAGGACCTTTGCCGCACCTGCAACACCGAGAAGTTCGCCGAGAAGTACCTCAAGCTCGGGAGCCGCACCCCGGCCCTGAACCCCTACCCCAACATCGAAGTCCTGCTGGGCATGCTGCGCTCGGACGAGGCGCGGCTCTACGAGAAGAAGGACGCCGCGCTTCACGCGCTGATCGCGGCGGCGCAGGGCCTCGAGCCGGGACGCTTCTGCGCGACGAACCTGCTGCTCTTGGGCATGTGGCCCGGCCTGGACCACCTCTTCTACAAGCTCGCCCGCCTCGAAAACCACCTCCCCGACCTGTTCGCCGAAATCTACTGGTCCTTCCTCGAAGAGATCGCCTCCTTCCGGCTCGCCAAGCGTGACAAGATCGCGGCGAACCTCCGCTGGAACACCGAAGGGCGCGTGCGCAAGGTCGTGCGCTGCGAAGCGCGGCGCTCAGAGCTTGACCGCGCGGTCGGATTCATCGAGTCCGACCTCGATCGGATCATGCCCCAGAAGCCGCACCACCGAGGGTTCGAGATTCGACGAATAACCGACGCGATCCCCCCGCGCGACTTGCGCCGCTGCGCCAAGCGCGCATTCGAGTCCTCCCGCCGCAACGAACTGAGCGCTCCCGAGGCGGAGCTGCTGGCCCGCAAGCTGCGGGAGCTGTCGAAGCGTGGACTCCTGACCGCCGCGGAGGCCGAACTCCTGATCGAGCACGGCCTTAAAGGAAAACAGTTCGCCGAGATCGGCGAGAGTGCGGGCGCGACCGCCGGTGCCATGCGGGTGCGCTACCACCGCGCTAAGGCCAAGGTCCGGCCCTTCCTCGAATCCTCGGGACGGTTGTAACGCGGTGGAGGAAATCGCCCGTTTAGATCAGGAGGCCGGGATGAACGCGCTTAAAGCAAGACAGGTTCTCGACGCGACGATCGGCGACATCGCCCAGGTCCTGGGTGGCATCTTCGCCCTGCACGACGTCGAGGACGCCGTGGTGTGGAAGGCGATGAAGCACCTCGACCTGAGCCACAGCACGGCGCTCGCCCGGCTCCAGGAAAGCGATGGCCCCGAGAGCTTCGAGGACCGCGAAGCCTCCAAGACCCACCCCGCCGTCGAGGCTCTCCTGAGGAAGCTTCGCGTGAAGCGGGACGACTAGGTGACCCACATGAAACTGCCTCAACCGAAATACACGGTGACCGACGTCAAGCACCGATACAGCATCGCCCTGCCGAACGGCGACGTCGTGGGACCGCTCGTCTCGGTGACCAAGGTCCTGAGCGTCCTCAATAAAGAGGCGCTCATCGGCTGGGCGGCGCGCGAGTCGGCTTCCTACTTCAAGACGGAACTCCTGCGCCTCGGCTCGCGCGCCCTCACCCCTGAGACTCTCGGCCAGATCGCCAAGGACGCGGCCGGCGCACACCGCAGGAAGGCCAAAGACGCCGCCGACCTCGGCACCAAGTGCCACGACATCTTTGAGGCGATCATCCAGGGCAAGGAGCCCGAGGCCGTCCCCGAAGAACTCGCCGAGCCTGCCCGCGATTTCAAGCGCTGGCGCATGCAAAGCGACATCGAACTCGTCGGCCTCGAGCTTCCCGTGGCCTCGCTTGAGCATCGCTTCGGCGGTCGCCTCGACGCCGTGGGCTACTCGCCCACGCGCGGGGGCTTCGGCATCGTCGACTACAAGACGTCCTCGGGCTTCTACGGCAACGAGTATGCCTACCAGGTCGGCGGCTACGCCTGCGCCCTGGCCGAGCAGTACGGCGTCGAGGTCGCGTGGGCCGAGATCGTGCGCTTCGGCAAGAAGCCGCCGTATGACTCCGAAGGGCGGCCGGTCTCCGACATGACCGCGGCCGTCCGGGGCTTTCTCACCGCCGCGGAGATGACGCGCCTAAACGGCGTCCCCATCATCAGCAAGCCGACGTTCTCGACAGCCGCCACCCGCGCGGCCGAGGCCGTGGCCAAGGTCCCGGCCAAGAAGAAGCGCAAATCGAACTGCCCGTTTTAGGGCGGAAGGAACTCTAGGAGGAAATATGACGACCGAAACACCCGCAGCACCGGCGCAGGACGCGCCGCCGAAGTTCAAGTTCGCCCCGCCCCGCGGCAAGCTCAAGACGGGCATGCCGACCGACGGGCTGTGGATTCTGGCGGGCTTGCCCAAGGCGGGCAAGACCACGCTCTCGGCCGGCATCCCGGGAGGCGTGCTCCTGGAGCTTGAGCGCGGCGGGGCCGACCGCGTCGAAGGCTGGATTCAGGAGATCCCCGACCTCGAGGTCTTCCGCCAAGCCGTCATGGCCGCAGTCGAGGACGCGAACGTCAAGGCGATCGTCATAGACAGCCTCGACGTCGTAAGCGACTGGCTCGAGGTTGACGTGGCCGAGCAGTTCGGCCTCGACAGCGTCAGCGAGCGCAAGGAGGGCGTCAACGGCTTCGAGGTCTGGAAGGAGCTCCGCTCGCGCTTCGAGAAGCTCATCAGCCTGCTCAAAGCCTCGGGCAAGCTGGCCGTCCTCGTGGCCCATAGCCGCGAGCCCAAGATCGATGCCGACGGCCGGGTCATCGTGCCCGCTGGCATCAGCATCCCCGGCAAACTCGGCGGCTACATCGCCGCCGAAGCCGACGCCATCGGCCACTGCTACAAAAAGCAAGTCGGAAGCGTCACCCAGTACTTCGTGAGCTTCCAAGGCGGCCCCCTCGGTACCTGGGGAAGCCGCATCCCCGAACTCGAGGACAAGACCATCATGCTCCCGCGCGCGGGACAGTGGGCCGCGGTCTGCGCGGCGGCGGATGCAAAAGCGCCGGCGACCGAGCCGGAGAAAGCGGCGGGCAAGAAACCGAAAGCTCAGACCAAGGGAGGAAAGTAACTATGGCAGAAATCGACTTCGACGCGGACGCAGAGGCGCGGAGAGCAGCCCGGGAGCTGGCGGAGGGGACTTCAGCCCCGCCCCGCGCGGCTTCTACACCCTCCAAATCGCCGAGCACTCTGACGGCGAACGGACACGCGGCGGCAAGAACCCGGGCACGCCGATCACGAAGATGGTCTGCGAGATCGCCGACGAGGGCGATCACTTCGGTAAGCGCGTCTGGCACAACGTGGTCTGGATACCGCGCGGTTCGGGCGAGAAGGCCAACCCCGGCCACGGCATGGCGGTTCACTTCCTGCGCGCCGTGGGCCTGCCTTTCGATGGAAAGTTCCGGCTCGCCGAGTCGGACCTTAAGGGCCGATCGTTTCGCGTCCTTCTGGGCGTAACCACCTACGACAAGGTGGTAGACGGGCGGACCTACACCAACGAGAAGAACTTCATCGAGGAACTCTACACCGAGTCCCATCCAGAGCCCGATGAACTGCCGGCCCCGCGCACGCCGCGCAAGGGCGCGCGGCAGACGCCCACGGACAAGCAGGTGGAGCGCCCCGGCGCGGTCGACGAGGAGCCCGTGCCCTTCTGAGCAGAGGCCCCCGGTCCGGGATTGCCCGGGCCGGGGCTTCGGCGGGAAGCCCATGCAGAACAACCACAAAGAGACCGGCATTGTCCTTCGACCCTACCAAGAGGCCGCGATGGTCGCCTGGGACGGAAAGAGGGAGGCGGGACTCAGGCGCGGCATCATCAACCTGCCCACGGGATGCGGCAAGACCGTGACGGGGCTCGCCATCGCCAAGCGGCTCGGCGCGCGAACGCTCTGGCTCGCTCACCGCGACGAACTCATCGAGCAGCCGCAGCGCGCGATGCGCGCGGTCTGGCCCGCGGCCGAGACCGGGGTGGTCAAGGCGGACCGCGACGAGACGGACGCGCAGGTTGTGTTCGGCTCGATACAGACTGTCTCCAGGCCCGGCCGCCTCGAGGGACTCTCCGGCTTCGACCTTGTCGTGGTGGACGAGTGCTTCCCCGCCGGAACGCTTGTCGATGGAAAGCCTATAGAGAAACTCGTGCCGGGTGACCTCGTCTGGTCAGTCAGTCCGACCGGCCTGCTTGAGCGAAGAGCCGTCAGGCGGGTTTTCAAGCGGAAGCCGTCGGGTCTGCTCCGAGTCACGGTGGCCGGTATCGGGGATGTGATCTGTACGCCCGGGCATCCCTTCTTCTCGGACGGACGTTGGGTTCCCGCCTATCGTCTACGTCCTGGCTCGGGACTGGTTTTGTGGAAACAGGAGGCATCCGATGAAGATCGCTCACTGCGCTTGGTGCGAGGCGAATACCGCCGTGACCGGCAAGCGCCGCCGGGATCTCCTGCGCAGATCGGGAAGGGCCTATTGCTCCGAATCCTGCAAAGCTGCCTATGTCAGATCGGTATCCTCGCGAACAATGTCCAGAACGAACAGGATTTTTGCGTCCGGGAGAATGCGGGCGAACAATCCCATGCGCCGCCGGTCCGTCCGCGAGAAGATGTCTGCGACGCTCAGAAGGATCGGCCACGGGCCGTTGCCTCGCGGCGGGAACGGACGTGGACTTACGAAACCGCAAGCCGCCCTTGCCGACGCATTAGGATGGGAGACGGAATTTGTTCTTCCGACGAGGACCGGCCGGGGGAGCGGCTATCCCAACCATTACAAGCTGGATATCGCGCACCCGGGGCTCAAGATCGCGATAGAAGTGGACGGCGGCAGCCACAACGCCATCGAGCGCAGACTGCAAGATCGGAAGAAGGAAGAGCTCTTGGATTCGCTCGGGTGGAAAGTGTTGAGGTTCTCGAACCGAGAGGTGACGAAGAATTTGGCGGGCTGTGTCCGGGTGGTCACGTCTACAATCTCGAAGTCGAGCGCAACCACAACTACTTCGTAAGCGGCATCCTCGTCCACAACTGCCATCACGCGGCCGCGGCCACCTATCGCCGAACGCTGGAACATCTCGGCTGCTTTAACGGCGGACCGCCCACCCTCGGCCTGACCGCCACGGTCGAACGCGGCGACAGGCTGGGCTTAGATACCGCGTTTCAGGAGATCGTCTACCAACTTCAGCTCCTTCAGGCCATCAAGGACGGCTGGCTGGTGGATCTGCGCACCAAGCAGGTCGAACTAAACTTCAGCCTCGACGACATTGGCCTCGTGAGTTCTGACTACAACCAGGGCCAACTCGGCGAGGCCATGTTTCGGGCGGGCGCGGCCGAAGCGACCGCCGAGGCGTATGTCGAACACGCCCCCGGCCGCAAGGCGCTGATCTTCACCGTCACCGTCGACCAAGCGCGGCGTACCGCCGATGCCCTCCAGGCTCGCGGCGTCGCAGCCGAGTTCCTATCCGGCGACACGCCGATCGACGAGCGCAGGGCCATCCTTCGGCGGCTTAAGACCGGCGATACCATGGTCGTCTGCAACTGCGCGGTCCTCACTGAAGGCTTCGACGAGCCGTCCATATCGGCCGTCATGATCGCGCGGCCTACGCGGTCCAAGACGCTCTACCTCCAGATGATCGGCCGCGGGACGCGGATTTTCCCAGGCAAGGAGGACTGCCTCATCATCGACTTGGCCGGGGCGTCGAGCGACCACAAGCTCGTGCAAGCTCCGGCTCTTTTCGGCCTCAACCCCGATGAGGTGGGCGACGAAACGGTGACCGAGGCGCTCGAAGAACAGGACGAGCGGAAATCGCGAGAGGACGACTTGGTCCAGTCGTACCTAGAGGCCAACAAGGAGCGCCGCGCGCGCAAGAGCATCCACTGGGTCGAAGCATCGCCCGATCTCTACGCGCTCTCGGCCGGCAATCACGGCATGGTTCTCATGGCGAAGCGCTCGGACGGCTGGATCGTCGAGGTCGCGCCTCGTGACCGCTGGGCGTCGCACGAGAAACTCCAATCCGCGCCGGTCGACCTCGAGTTAGCACAGGGCATCGGCGAGGACTACATCCGCCGGGCACGGGCGGAAACGCTGGTGTCCGAAAACGCCTCCTGGCGAAGAAGGCCCGCGTCGAGCAAGGTCCTAAACGCGCTGACCAAGTTCCGCATCAACCCGCCTCCGGGACTTACCGCGGGCGAGGCGGGAGACCTTCTGAGCGCGGCAATCGCGCGCTGTGCCGCGAGGCGCATGGGATGATGAAGCCCGACGCTGAGGCCATGCGCGCCCACTTGGAGCACCTCTTCGGCGGCTGGCTCGATGAATACCAGGACGGCCTCGTGGAGCTGGCCTGGGCCGACGCGAAAGACGGCAAGCTGCGCCACTCCCGGCTCTTCGAGACCGACTGCTTAGACGACCTGGCAGAAACCGCCGCGCGCGTAAACGCCGTCGCCGGGCAGAACGTCTACATCGGCGCGGCGCTGCGCAAGCACGGCACGCCGCGCAACAGGCGCGCGGCCGACGCGAGCTTCTACGCTCTGACCGCCTTCTATGTCGACCTCGACGAGGCGGGAGCCTACAACCGGGCTCTCACACTGACCCGGGATGTTAGACCTACCGCCGTGGGCGTGACGGGGAAGCATCCCCACACTCGCGCGCAACTCTGGTGGCGGCAGGAGACTCCCGTCGCAGATCCCGACCTGTGCCGCCGGCAGAACCGAGCCCTCGCCGACGCTATGGGCGGCGACACCACGGTCACGAATCCCAGCCGCGTCATGCGTCTCGCGGGCTCCATCGCCTGGCCCAAGAAGCCCGGCCGGGTCGTGGAGCGCACAGATTTCAGCGTCCGTCCCGACGGCAGCCCCTATCCGGAGGGCAGGGTCGCGCGCTTCTTTTCCCCTGCCGAGAAGCCAGCGCCCCCAAGCAATCATCCAACGGCTCCCCGACGGCGACATTCGATTGACCCTTCTCGTCCGTCACCGGACGCCGAGACCCTTCTTGGCCAGGTGGGCCCGGGCAACTGGCACGCGCCGATGCTGCGCGCCGTGGCCCGTTTCGTGGCCGCGGGATGGTCCGACGAGGACATCCTGGCCAAGGCCGAGCCCTATACCCTATCCGGCTGGACGACAGAGCAGACTCGCGGCGAGGTGTCGGCCATGATCGCGGGAGCCCGGCGCAAGGGCTTCGCCCGTCAACGTCTCTCGCCGTGGAAACTCGTCGATGGCGTGCCGCCCGCATATCTCTCCAAGCCCCTCGCGAGGGACGAGGCGTCCGCTCAGTTGCGCTCTTGCATCTCGCAGTGGTTCGACCAGACGCAGGCCCTGGCGCTGGCCCGACGAGAGCTCGCTCGACGCTACAAGTCTCGGTTCGCGCGCCGGACGCCGCGGGAGATCGCCGACGCTTGGCGCGCCGAGGTCAAGGAGAAGTACGGCATCGCCGATCTACGCGCGGCCCCGCGGCTCGCGGTGCAGGCCGTGGCGGGGATTGGAAAGACCGAGGCCGTCGTCCAGGAAATCGTGTCCCGCCCGAAGCTCAGGGACTTGCACATATCGATCTTCGTCCCGACCTTGGACCTAGGCGAGCGTTTGGCCCAACGGATCGTCGAGCTTTCCTTCGACCCCCGATTTGCGCCGGGTCCCGAGGTGCGCGTCATGCGTGGCAGGCTGGCCGAGGCGACCGAAGAGCGCGGGCCTCGCGAGCCCAAGACGATGTGCCGCAAACCCGACGCGGCGGACCTGGCCAGTCGGCTAGGGCTAAACGTCTTCAAGACGCTGTGCAGGTCCGGCGCGGGGACATGCGAGCACTACGACCACTGCCCCTGGATCAAACAGTGGAACGACCGCGGACCGGCGGTAAGGATATGGTCACACCAGTACCTTCACCTGCCCATGCCGTCGGGCTTCCCGGCGGCGAACATGGTGATCGTCGACGAGTCGGTCGTGGAAACGCTGGCAGGGGAGCTTGCCTTCGCCCCGGACCGCCTGGCCGAGACGCCCTCCTGGGCCGAGGGCGAGTCGGCGGATTGCCTCGACCGCGTTCGCAAGGCGCTCTCTGAGGACAAGCCGCTCCTCGAGGCGGCGAGGGCGCAGGGCCTAGACGGGGAAATCCTCGCGCGGGCCGCGGAAGCGGCCGAAGGGCGGGAGGACGGGGACACGGGCGTGACCCCCGATATGCCCGAGGGCGAGGCGGTGGAGCGTCTGGCCGCGCTCGAGGAGTCCGAGCGCAAGAAGATCGCGCTCCTTCTGCGGCAGCTCGCCAATGAGGTCGCGCTCAAGCGTCCGGGCTCGCACGCCGTCGAGCTCCGGCGCAACGATGCGGTGACGGTCAACGGCAAGACAGAGCGCCAGAATCGGATCTTCGTCCGATGGCGGCAGAAGGTCCTGGCGGGCAAGTACAAGCCGCTACTCCTGATCGATGCGGACGCCGACGACGAGATCAACCGAAGGCTTTTCGGCGAACCGCTTGAGCACGTGGCGATCTCCGTATCACGGAACGCGGTAGTGACGCAATGCCACAGCTCCTCGTTTTCCCGCAGGTCGCTGATCGGATTTCCCGGCGCGCCGCCGAAACTGGCTGCTCAGGCGGCCAAACGGATCGCGCAGATCAAGAGTCTCATCGAAAAACTTGCGCGAAGCGCCCGGCTGTTCGTCATCTGCGCCAAGCCCGTTCGCCGCGCCATCACGGGGGAGAGGGACGAGAAGCTGCCCCTGTGTTGCGAATGGAAGGGCGCGACGATAGCGCACTTCGGCCGCGTCCGAGGCGTGGACGACTGGAAGCACCATGAGGCGGTCTTGATGATCGGCCGCGAGCAGCCGCGTGCTCGCGATATCGAAGGGCTCGCCCGAGCGATCTGGGACGACGATCCCGAGCCGCTGAGCCTTCCAGGCGAGTATGTAGAGACTCTGCGCGGCTATCGGATCAAGAACGGAAACAAGGCCGGTGCTCGGGTACATACGCACCCCGATCCCCGGGTTCAACGCGTCCTCGAGCTTAAGCGAGAGCGCGAATCGGTCCAGGCCGTAGACCGCATCCGGCTGGTCTACACGAACACGGCAAAGGAGGTCTACATCTTGAGCAAGCTGCCGCTGGACTGGATGTGGACAGGCTCGCGAGCTTTAGAGATATCCTGGTCGGCCGCGCGGTCAGCAGGCTCGGCCAGGCGTACATGCGCGGCGCGGGCACGCTGCCCTTGGTCCCCCGGATTTTGGCCGATCGATGGCCCGATCTATTCGCCTCCACCAAGGCCGCAAAACACGAAATCGACAGGAAAATACATCTGATCCGAAAAGGCCCACAAGTCAAGACTACCTTGTCTTGGAGTTTGGGCCTTTTCAGATTCCGCCAAAAGCGATCCAGAAAGCAGGGCGGCGCGTCGCCCTGGTCCACCGCCATCCTTGCGGCCGATACCCCGTACTTCCGGGCAAGGGTCCGCGACCTGATGGGATGCGAGATCGCTTGGGAATCGCCCGCGACCTGCGAGAGTTTCGACCCCTCTCGCGGCGAATCACCCGATTGGTTTGAGTCGCTGTTCGGAAATGGAGGAGCGCATGGCAACTCGGACCAGCACAACGATGATGGGGACCGAGCACGATGATCGCCTCGCAGCGGCTTTCCGACGGGGTGCTGCTCTTCCTGCCGCTTTGCCCCTCGACCAACGCCAGGATGCGCCCCGTCCGGATGGGCCGCCTGTGCCGGGACATCCTGACCGCCGAGGCCAGGGACTACATCCGGTCCGTCGGCCTCGCGCTCAAGCTCTGGGCGCGCTTCAAGAAGTTCCGGCCTATCGACTCCTACTGCCGGCTGGACCTGTGGTTCATCCTGCCCCGGACCAACTGCGACGCGCACAACTACGGCAAGGTCCTCTTCGACGCGATGGAAGCCGGCGGCATCGTCACCAACGACAAATACATTCTGCCGCGCGTGATGGGAGTGTGGCATGACGCGCGGACGCAAATCATCGTGAAGTTCCCGCGTTTTCCGACGAGAGCAAGCGCATGAAACGCTGTTCACATTTTGACTTGTGCATGGACTTAGGAGGGAGGCCGCGACTATAACATGAGAACTCTATATCCGATGAGAAGCTGTCGCCACTGCGACAAACGCTTTCAGGCGCTCTCGCCCAATCAGCAGATATGCCGAGACTGCCGGCCGAAGCGGCGTCGCAGGTACATGCGGGACTACCGGCGCAAGGAGCGGCGAGAGTTGAAAAAGACCTGGCAGGAGTTGGAACAGACGAATGGATAAGCCCAAGGGCGGCTCACGCCGCTATCCCCGCGAGACAATCATCAACGCGATCAAGAAGGTCCGCGGCGGGGCTTCGATGTGCTCGGTCGCAGAAGAGATCGGCACGCGGGCCAACTCGGTCAAGTATTGGATGGACCACGCCGACAACTACCTCGGGCCTGAGGACAAGAAGGCGCTGATCGCCGTCGACGGCTTAGACGATAAGACGCGCGATACGGTCTGCGGGGAAGGTTGGAGCTCGGTTATTTTTCAGTTCAAACAGTCGAAGAAGGAAACCGACGCGGCGCTCTTGCAGCAGCGCACGAACTTCATCGACAAGGTGATCCCGCATCTGTTGCGGCTCGAAAAGGCTTCCGGCGGAAGCCTCGCAAACGAGCAAAAGGAACTCATCCCCAAGGCCGACCAGGATAAGGCCATTCAGGAGATGGAGGTCATCGTCGCGCGCTTCACGCGCAATCGCGAAGAGAAGGAGGCGTCCGCAAGCCAGCGCGGGTCGCGCCCTGAAGGTGAACGAGGCGATCAGACGAGCGGCGAGGTGATCGACGTGCCGACGGAGAAACCGACGGCGGAAGGAGCAAATGAAGCAACTTCCGAGTAGACATAATCGTCCATTATGCGCAGTGTTCTCCCGACGAGGAATCGACTCCTACCAGCTCGCGCGGGCTTTGCGTAAAAATCAGGACGCCGATCGCGCACACTCCTGTCAGCGTCGCGTTTTGAACGTGAAACCTGTTTCGTATCTATATTTTTTATTCAAAACGTTTTGCCGCTTTATCCTTATTTTCACTTCAAAATTCTTTTTGAATGCCCGGACCCGGCGGCCCGCCCCATGAAGACGCACGACCGGCGGCTGACCGAGTGCTTCTACCTGGGCAAGTACGTCCTCGGATACGATGAGTTCACCGACCTTCACCTCGGCTGGTTCGACGATCTGCTCAAGCACAAGAAGCTTCTGCTGATCGCGCCACCGGGGCATCTTAAGTCCACCTGCTGCACGATCACCTATCCGCTGTTCCGGCTGACCGAGGACCGCGACATGCGGATCATGATCGTTAACGAAATCCTCGACAACTCGAAGGGCTTCCTGGCCGAGATCAAGGGGCATATCCGCGACAACGAGGCCTTCCGCGAGCGCTACGGCGACTGGAACATCGACGCGGACAAGTGGTCGGAGGAGAAAATCCAGCTCGCCCGCACCGTCATCCGCAAGGAGCCCACGATCCTGGCGGTCGGGGTCATGGGGACGCTCGTCTCGCAGCACCCGAATCTCATCATCGTAGACGACCCTTGCTCGAACCGAAACACGCAGACATCCACGCAGCGTCGCAAGATTTGGGACTGGTTCCGCCGCGACCTGGTGCCCCGCCTGGGGGATAACGGCCAGATCATCGTGGTCTCGACCCGCTGGAACCGCGACGACCTGCCAGGCCAGATCAAGAAGGACCCCGGCTATGCGGACTGGAAGGTCATCGAGCTGGCCGCCGACTGGAAGGACGCGCAGGGCGAGACCCACGCGCTCCTGCCCGAAAAGTTCACCCCCGAGAAGCTCCGCACGATCCGCGCCCAGCTCGGCACGGCCAACTACCAGTGCATCTATCGCAGTTCGCCCGAATCGGTCGAGGGCCAGGATTTCAAGGCCGCCTGGCTGGATTCCGGGCGCTTCGACAAGCAGCCCGACGACCTGACCATCTTCGCGGGCATCGACCTCGCCATCGGCAAGCGCTCGCGCAACGCCTACTTCGCCTATGCGGTGATCGGCGTCGACCTCAAGACCGGCGATGTCTGCGTGATCGACGGCTACAAGGGCCGCATCCCGTTTAACGAGCAACTGAAGGCGGCCAAGCGCATCCATCGCCATCACCACCCACGGCTGATCGTCCCGGAGGCCAATGCCTACCAGGCCGCCTTCACCGAGTCCCTGCGCACCGACCCCGATACCCGCCGCCTGCCGCTTCGGCCCCACAACACGCAGGGCGATAAGCACGCGCGGCTGCGCGGCCTGGCTCCGCTTTTCGAGGTCGGGGCGATACGGCTTCCCCGAAGCGACGCGGCCTGGGTCGAGCAGTTGGAAGAAGAGCTCCTCGGCTTCCCGGACGGCACCTTGGACCTCATGGATGCTCTGTGGCTGGCGCTTCAGGGCGTGGAGATGCAGCGCGTGGAGCCTCGGATCAGCTTCGCGGAGGACCTGTGAAAGGAGACGCTACGCTAACGAGTGCTGAAACCGATCGGCCCTGGAAGATCGAGATCGGGCAGAGCTTTTGGATACGCCTTGCCGTTATGCTTCTCCTGGATGTGCATGTCAACGCAATTTTTGTGCATGGGCTTCTTGGCACCGCACTTGCTGCACGCAAAGATATTGCCGCCCTTACCCTCGATCTCCTTGTCCTCGCAAAAGTCGTACGCACAGAGTCGGTTGAAACTCATTTTTTCCCTCCGAGAATGTCTATTTTATCATTTCCCATTCTTGCTACTTGCCCAACGGTGGTGTCCGGCTCATGAGCCTCCGCGAGCGCATCGCCAAAGCCCTCTTCGGCGAGCCCGATATCACGGCCGGGAGCGGCGGCGGCATCCACCATGTCCAGGGCTTAAGCGCCGAAGAGGCCGCAGCGGCCAAGGACCTCTTGGGCGCGCTGCGCGGCGAGGTCGAGAAGCAGGGCAAGGGCGTGCAGCCCCATACGACCTTCGGGTTGTCTGACCGGCATGGGATATTGCCGCCCATCGACTTCACCGTCTTCGATCAGATGTTCGAGCAGACGAGCTGGGTCCGCGCGGTGGTCGGCGTCATCACCAAGGCGGTGACGGCCAAGGGCTGGGGCCTGCGGCCGCTCTCCCCGGACGCCGATCCCAAAAACGCCGAGACCCTGCGGGAGTTCTTCGCCAACCCGAACCCGCAGGACACCTTCGTGGAGATCCTAGACGACATCACGCGCGACTCGTTCGTGTTCGGCAACGCCTTCACCGAGGTGGTCCGCGGACTGGGCGGCAAGCCGCGTGAGATGTGGACGCTGGACGCCCCCTCGATGCGGGTGCGCATCGACCCGCATGGCCTGATCCTGGGCTATGTCCAGGTGCCGGCGGTAGCGCTTGGCGGCAAGAGCGATGTCGCCTTCGAGCCGCGCGAGGTCATGCACAACAAGCTCGGGACCAAGGGCTCGGCGCTCTACGGGCTCTCGCCTTTGGCCTCTCTCATCTTGCCGGTGACCGTGGATAAGTTCGCGCAGATATACAACAGGGCCTTTTTCTTGAACGGCGCGAAGATACGCGGGGCCTACGTGATGAAGGACGCGACGCCCGAGCAGGTGGAGCGCAACCGCGAGTTCCTCAAGGCCCGCGCCAAGGACATGAACCTGGCCCAGGCCGACCTCGTGCTGGAGGGCCCGGTCGAGTTCAAACAAATCGGCACGACGCAGAAGGACATGGAGTTCCTGAGCCTACGCGAATTCACCAGAAACGAGATTTTGGCCGTCTATGGCGTGCCGCCCGCCATGGTCTCGATCATCGAGACGGGCAACATCGGGGCTGGCACTGGCGACACGCAGAGACAGAACTTCTATGAAGAGACCGTCGCCCCTTTCCAGCGCCGCGTAGCCGAGAAGATCACCCAGCAGATCATCAACAACGGCTTCGGCATCACGGACTGGGCCTTCGAGTTCAACCGGCGCACCATCGACGAGAAGCAGCAGGCGGATATCCTCAACATCTACTTGAGCAACGGCGTCCTGCGCCCCGAGGAGGTGCGCCCGATCGTATTGGCCGGACTGCCGCAGATCAGGAAAGCCATGGGCGTCGAAGACGACGAAATCTTCAAGGCCCTGCGCGGCCGCTCGGACACGATCACCAACGCCACGCAGGCGGTCATCAAGCTGGAGAACAGCTTCCTGACCTCGCTTAAGCAGTTGCTCGGGAGCTTCGCCAACCGAATCGAGGAACGGCTTCCCAAGCTCAAGATGCAGGATCTGGGCGACAAGCTCCGGGCCATCGCCCCCAAGTTCGAGGAATACGTCGCGGCGCACAGCATCATGCGCTTTGTGGGCTACCGCGCGCCCGAGGCGGTGAAGGCTCTTCCCGAACTGGAGGTCCTGCTCGAGGCCATCGACCAGGATCGGGTGGCTGAACTGCTGGAGCGCTTCAACCTGAGACTCGCCCGCAGGGGGCTCAAGGTTTCTTCGGCGCGCTCTCGCGTGGAGACCCCGGACGAGATCAGCGTCGAACTCGAGGAGCTGATCCGCAAGAACTCGATCGTCGTGGCCGCGAACGTCGCGACGTCCATCAAGGATTCCTTGCGGCGCGAGCTGGTCGAGGGCCTGACGCGAAATGAGACCATCCCGCAGATCCGCGACCGCATCGCGGCCAAGCTCTCGGACTTCGTCACGGTGCAGGTCAAGGGCGCGACCGACGACCGTGGCCGGGTTTTCCAGGGGCCCTACACCCGGTCCCTGTCGCGCGCGGACTCGGCCGAGATCATCGCCCGCACCGAGGCCAACCGCGCCTACAACCTGGGCACGCTCGACGCCTTGGAGCAAAACGACGTCGAGGAGGTGACCTTCCTCCTGGCGGGCGACGCGTGCCCGGCCTGCCGCGCGGTCTCGGACTCTTTGCCGGGGACCAAGATCGGCAAGAAGTTCACGCTCGATGAGGCACGGGCGGTCATCCCCGTGCATCCAAACTGCTTCCCCGCTCACGTGCCCGTCTTCACGCCGGAAGGCTGGAAGAAGATATCCCAACTCCTGGCCGGGGATAAGGTGCTGACCCATAGGCTTCGATTTCGCAAGGTCGCGCGAACCTTCACCCACGAGTACGACGGCCCCATGATCCGCCTCGCCTACCACCGCTCGGACTGGCGCGGCGATGTGGCCTGCACGCCCAATCACAGGTTCCTCACGTCGCAGGACGAATGGAAAGAGGCGCGGGAGCTTCGAGCCGGCGACGCGGTGCTCCTGCTGGCCAACCGTTGCGGCGCATGCGAGAAACCCATCCCCTACTGGCGGAGTTTCTGTTCAAAACGCTGCGT